TAGAGGTCAGTCCCAGAGGTACTATTCTTCCCGTAACAAACGGAAAAGACGTGAGAAGTTCCCGGCAGCAAATCAGGCACAGACAAGACTTGACTGATTTGCGTTTCCACACCTCCTAGAATGCGATACAGCGTAATCGTACCGCAATCGGCTTGGACACTGAACTCAGCTGCAAGATAATTCGTGCCCGTGGTTCCATCATAGGCGACCAAGCCACGAAATGAGTCTCCCGCATTGGGGAGAAGCACCCTTCCCGTGAGCAGCATTTTGGAGCCGATTTCGGTTTCCGGCTGCTCTCGCAAAATCTCCACAAGACCCACGGCATTGGCCACAAGAGATTGACTGGAAATTTCCCAGTCCCCAGATACCTCATTCCAGTCGCTGCCGAGACTAGTGGAATCATCGCGGCTAAAGCGGTCTCGAAAATAAACGCAAGAAACCCGGCAACAACAGCGAGAAATACTCCCCTTTGCTCTCATTAGGTATCCTCGCAATCTGCCAGATGAACATTCCAGCGACCCAAACCATCATCTTCGTCTGGGTAGAATAACATCTCCACCCGTTTTCCATTGGATACTGGCTCGTCCCCATGAATCCAATCTAGCCAACACTCCGCCACCCAATCCGTGGCAACCCCATTACGGTAGACAGTCACATTGCCACTCCCATCTACGGGGATTCCACCTTCACTGGATACCACCCCTTTTCGAAAAATGGGGACACTTAGAGGCACAAACCGACCCAGAAAACCATCCCAATGAGCAGTAATCCGATCCCCTACCAACAGCCGGCAACGAGCACAAAAATCGCGGGAATCTAACTCGTAAACCGTATCATCATCCAGCACCCATTCCCCAGAGGTCTGGGAGTAATACCTCCGTTTAATGAGGTACAACCCAGAACTCGCCGTATCGTCGTCATCAATGGTAACGCTGGAAACTTCAAACCTCCCTTGGTGAAATGGAGGTGGGGTTATAACGGAAACCTGATCGTAACGATTTCGAGTAGTTGCAAATCCGTGAGCACGAAGACCCTCAATCCTCGCTACACCACGACCCAAACGGTTAATATGCTCCGCAGAAAGGCGATCCCCAGCTCGTTTAATCGGAATTGGGTATTCCATGTCTCACCTCACGTATTCGGGGCAAAAATGGAATCCAAATTTGCCAAAGAATAAATTGGATTTGTGCCGTCCACCAGGAGCCGGCGAAACCCAACTCCCTTACGGTAGATATGATTGTGGGTAACTTGAACCCCATCAGGAGCCGTAAAATTACGCTCCACAAAATTCAAATCCAAGTTCAATGGGGAAGCCCCTGTGAAACCAGATCTCCACGTGTACTGTTGCGACATAGACCAACTGGTGAACAACACCGTTTCCGCTGGAGCGTTAAACAGAAGGGTCATTGCGGTACTATTCACTTTTCCCAACTTGTCCCGCAATCTCCCTAAAATGGTCCCGTTGAACGTAGCCCACGGAAGTTGAGGCCAACGAACATGCCATTCCACTTGGGGTTGGTTTACCACTCCGTAAATATCAGGTTCTTTTACTTCTTCCAAAGGAGTGTCGCCCGTTGCTGGCTTCCACCGCCCCTGACCATTTACATCTAACGGCTGGAAATCCCCACCACCAGAGCAAGAAATTTCCAAAAAAGTAAAAGGGTCTGTAGGGTCAGCTTCGTCATCATTGTTAGGAGTAGTTCCATATTCAATGGTGACCTTTAAGTCTTCTTCGTAGGTGTCTGCTGGAGCCGAAGCATCCGTATTAAACGGGTCTACTGGCTTCCCATCCGTCCACGCCTCCCATGTGATTCGCTTGGCACTGAGAGTACCCAAGCCCGGGAAAGCCCGAGCTCGTGGGTAATAAGCAATTCCCATCCAATCATAGACCACTGGAAAGACTTCGTTTACAAAATCGTCCAAATGGTAGGCTTTGATAAGGTAGACCTCCGTAGCCGAGGCCTCTTCCTTTTCAAACATGCCACTACGGGAGATAACTTTGACTGGGATATTACCAAGGGTAGATAAACGCCATTGGGAAGGATCGAGTTGAATAGCCATAAAATCCCCTAGAATGTAAGTCGCATTCGTCCGTGAGCCCCCACTGATCCAGTAGGAAAGGAGTTGGAGCCACCACCACCGCCACCACCAGGAACATCGCCAGCTAAAGAAGTTTGAGTAGGTTCCACAGCCCCATCACCACCAGCACCCGAATCCACATCGGGGGCAGGAGCCCCAATACCACCATCGTCCCCGTTTTCCCCATCTGTCCCATGAGCAGCACAGCCACCACTAGAGCCACCACCGCCACCATTAGACGTAGAACCACCCGTACCACCAAGACCACCACCACCACCGCTATAGCGTGTAGTTCCCACGCCAGAAGAGAACACTCCACCCTCCCCAGGAATGTCATCCGTGGCTGTTTCTCCGCCAACAGCCTTTACCAATACATTGTTTCCAGGGTCAAGAAACGTCGTGTCCCCTCCATTTACATAAGGTCCATTCGTGTCCCCTCCAGTACCAACTTGGATGGTGTAGGTGTTCCCAGGAACTACGGTGACCGTGGCTTTAGAAAAAGCACCACCACCGCCACCACCGCCAGACTGAGTGAAGTAGTTACCACCACCTCCACCACCTCCCCAACACTCCACCAAAACAGAAGTAATGCCAACTGGAGCCGTCCAAGTATCGTTTGCATTGTAGACCAGCACCGTTGGAGTGTAGGTACTAGAACTAGACGAAGAACTTGAAGATTGACTGGAGCTGCTGGAGGAACTACTGGAGTTACTAGAGGAGCTACTGGAGCTACTGGAGGAAGAACTTGACTGACTAGAGGACTCCGAACTACTGCTGGAGTTACTGCTGGAAGAACTAGAACTATGGGAACTGCTGCTAGAGCTAGAGCTGCTCGACTCGCTACTACTGGAGGAACTACTGGAGCTCGACTCGCTACTACTGGAGGAACTACTGGAGCTCGACTGAGAACTTGACGAGGAGCTGGAGCTACTACTGGAGGAATTAGAGCTACTGGAGGAGCTACTGGAGGAACTATTGGAGCTACTAGAGGAACTACTGGAGCTCGACTGAGAACTTGACGAGGAACTTGAGCTGCTACTGGAGGAATTAGAAGAACTTGACGAGGAACTTGAGCTGCTACTAGAAGATTCAGAGCTACTGGAGGAACTACTGGAGCTCGACTCGCTACTGCTGGAGCTGCTCGACTGAGAACTTGACGAGGAGCTGGAGCTACTCGAAAAGCTAGAAGACGAGCTACTGGAAAAAGAACTAGAAGATGAACTCGAACTACTGGAAGAACTAGAATCAGATTGGCTAGAACTGGAACTGCTAGAACTGCTGCTGGAGCTGGACTGGGAACTAGAACTGCTAGAGGACTGAGAACTACTGGAGGAACTACTGGAGCTCGACTCGCTGCTACTGGAGGAACTACTGGAGCTTGACTGAGAACTTGACGAGGAGCTGGAACTCGATTGCGAGCTACTAGAGGAACTACTAGAGCTCGACTCGCTGCTACTGGAAGAGCTGGAGCTACTCGATTCGCTACTACTGGAGGAACTACTAGAGCTCGACTGAGAACTTGACGAGGAGCTGGAGCTGCTAGACGAAGAACTTGAAGATTGACTGGAAAATGAACTGGAGCTTGACGAGGAGCTACTGGAGCTTGACGAAGACGAACTGGAGGATTGCGAGCTACTGGAGGAGCTACTGGAGCTACTGGAAGAATTACTGGAGGACGAACTACTGCTAGAACTAGATTGTGAACTACTGCTGGAGCTGGATTGGGAACTGGAGCTTGACGAGGAGCTACTGGATTGACTGGACTCCGACACACTGGATTGCGAGCTGCTCGAGCTACTGCTAGAGCTACTGGACAAACTGGATGACGAACTGGAATGAGAGCTGCTGGAGGTACTGCTGGAGCTGCTGGACTCAGAACTGAGAAGGGAGCTGCTACTAGACGAACTACTGGTGGAAGAACTAGAAGACAACGAGCTCTCTGCCGAGCTACTGGAGGACACACTAGAAGAACTAGAGGAGCTACTGGAGCTCGAACTGGCAGAACTGGAGGAACTACTGGAGGATTGGGAACTGGCGGAGCTAGACGATAGGCTGGAAGACGAGCTACTGGAAAGGGAAGAACTACTGCTGGAACTAGATGGCTCGTCATCATGGCGAGCCATAATGTAAACAGAGTAAGTTAAATCCCCATTTGCTGCTGTAAGCTTGAGGCGATGGTTTACCGCATCCGCCACGTCAAACGCGGGTTCGGCCAACTGGGTCTTGACCAGGAAGCCCCCGGGCCGAATGGCCCCATTCCCAGCACTTGTATGGGACCCAAAGCAGGACCAGCCGTTCGTAGCATCCGGCTCAATTTCTAAACTGCCCGTAGAAGTCGGTTCGCACGCAATGGCAAGAACTACAATCTCCTCATAAACCACCAACTGACCGCAACCGTCCCGCCCATCGCCGGCTCCAATATCAATACCTTGTAAATCGTAGAGGTCCAAAACCTCACTGGCACCCGACGCCAAAGAACGAGACTGGGCTTGCCACCCACGGCTCACCTGACTGGCTTCCACACCAGGAGAGAGGGAAGGGTGATAGAACAACGCAGGACACTCTACGTCCGCCTCGGAGTAGTCCACCAAGGAGTTGACTACTCTACCACGAAGGACAAGAAAAACTTTAGCTCCGGTGAGTGTCTGCGTCCCCATAGGTTACTCCAAAATTGCTGGAGTGCCCTTCTTGGCAACTTCCACCATTGTCCCCATTTTGGAGTCAATTCCCTTAAGTAGATCTGTGTGCTTCGTGCTTTCTTTCATGGCCCCATCAGGGGTCAGGGAAGTACCAGGACCTTCCACAACAAAGTCTGCCGACCGAAACCGTGGAGACAGAGTAGAGCGGTCTCGAATTTCGCGTAACAAATCAGACTGTTTAATGGATTCGTCCGCAATAATTTTCTGATCCTTGTCTTTGCCCGACATGATTTCTTGCAGCCGTTTTCCATACTCTGCATAACCTACCGGCCCCATTGCCTTCTTCTTTTCTTCGGGGGTTTCTTCGGTCTTGCCTCCACCCCCTTTTCCCTTCGTATTGTCCTCTTTTTCTTCAGGGAGCACGGCAGCATCCATAAGCCCCTTGATGCTTCCAATGGCAGCGTCCATGCTCTTACGGGTCGTGGCCATGGAAGCGTCAATGGCAGCATAAGCCTTCCCCACGGATTTGGCTCTTTGTTCTTCTACAGTCGCCCGGCTGGCATTAAGCCGTTCTAAACTGGCAGACTGTTGCTCTCCAATGATTTGGCGTTGTTTATTCTCCCACACTTGGATTGCTTGTAGATTGTCTTGAGTGGCTTTCTGGCGTTTAACCAGAAAATCGTCCGCCATTTTTCGAATGTCTGCCACCATTCCTTGCATCTCGGGAAAGAGCTCCAAAATCTTAAGCACCCCTTCCAACATAAACATCATGTGCTTGGTAAAATTCTGGACCATCCAATTTCCAATATTCGTCCACAAAGTTCGCCAAGTAGAAATAAACTGAACGAACCCCGTCTTAGCAAAAGCCCACATATTGGTAAATGATTCTTGGAACCCAAACTTCACAGCATCCCACAACCGGAAAAGGTAATCCCCAAAGGCAGTAAAGACCCGCACCCCTTCCAAGTACACAAGGTTGAAAGCCCCAAAGAGGTAGATGCCGAGGTTCGCCGCCACCACTTTCCAATTTTCGGTAAGCACCCGAACAAACTTGGCGGTTTGAAGAACGAAATTAGAAACGGCTCTTACACCACTTGTGAAAATTTCCACAAGAGAGCCACCTAAAGCAGTAAAATCAAACCCCATCATCTCCCCAAGTTTGATTACTAGATCAGAAAGAGCCGTCCATAGGTTAGAGGCTGCAATGGAGGCATGACCCCAAGCCTCTTTTAACATTTTGGAGGCATCCGCCAACGCATCTTGAACAGGCTTTAGCTCCCAAAAGTATTCGTTTAGTTCCATGAGGTACGGTAGGAGCATTCCAATCCCAGCCCCAAGAGCCACAAAGACAGCCCCAACACCCGTTCCAATCATGACACTCTTGGCAGTAATACCAAAAGCCCGCATGGCAACTCTAGCACTTGCGATAGCGAACGCCAATTTTGACATGGCGTTCGCACCCAAGAGAGCCCCACTAATGTAATCAGGAAACATACTCACTACAGCGGTGAGTTGTTCCACCAATTTAATTTTGAATCGCACCAATGTCTTTGTCCACTCCACAATAGGGGTGGAAATTGTGCGACGCATAATGTTTACGGCATCATTGTAGGTGCTCGTCAAACCATCCATGGTCTGGGACTGTTTTTCCATCATGTTATTAAAACGACCACCCTCACCGCTCAGCTTTTCCAAAATCTTAATCAGGTCGTTAAAAGAAACCTTTCCTTTAGAAATCATATCCTGAGCAGCATTCGAGGCAACTCCATAATAGTCTGCAATGTCTTGGAGGCTAAGTACACCACGAGTAGATAATTGCCGAAAGTCTGGAGTAAGTAACTTTCCAACACCTCGTATTTGATTAAAAATAAGAGCCAATTCTCCAAACTGACTGCTCGTGCCGGCTGCCGCATTTCCAATAATATTCAGGCTTCGCATTAAGTCTCCGCCACGATCCCCAAACTGAATAAGACCCCGAGCGGCTTGCAAGATTTCTGGCATCTCAAAGGGAGTTTTCGCTGCAAATTGCGTCAAGTCATTTAAGGTTTTCTGGGTTTCTTCAGCGGAACCCAGCATCACCTCAAACGCAACTTGGGTCTTTTCCAAACTTGTGGCAGCCTGAGTACCCCCTTGGAGCAACTGGGAAGTCCAACGAGCCGTAGCTCCCATCGTGGCAAGAATGCCGGCCTGAATACCAGAGAGGGAGTTAAGCAGCCTATCCGTAAAACCGTCAACATTTCTATCCATCTGGCCGGTCATTTGAGACACTTGCTGGACGGCAGAAGATTGAGCGGCTTGCAGATCTTGGGCAACCATGGAAGCATCTGCCCGGACCGTGACGAACATTCTGGCAAGTTCCAATCCCATAGGTCACCTCTTTTTTCGCTTTCTGTTGGATTCCATAGCAGCCCGGGCTTCCCGTTCCCGTTGCTGTTGACGCTCCATTAACTCACGAGCCTTCGATTTCCCCCGCACAACACCCCGAATAATATTACCTTGTGCATCTCTGCCTGTGATCTTGCCGTCCGCGGCAGCCTTAGAAACGAGGTTCAGGGGTTCCGCTTTGCTTGTGCGTTTTCCCTTCTTCTGCTTAAGAACTTCTTTATCGCACAGCCGAAACCAAATCTGGTCCAAAGTCATTTCGGCAACGTCTGTAATGGGGTAACCACCACCCCCATTAAAAGTATTCTCACAAAGAAGACGAAAATGATAGCTCGTGATCCCTCCTAATAAACCTGGCCCGTCGCTGGCTTCTTCTTCCGTGGAAGCCCCTTCTCTTAACGCGGCGAGCCCTACATATTTCCCAGATCAGCAGCGGAAAGACTTTCTACAATTCGAGAGGCTTCCACCAATTTCGGTACCGGCCAGTCTTTAATCATTTCCGCAGTCATTTCTGGGTGTTCTCTGCGGACGGAGGACAGCGTAAATTCCACCATGCCTGAGATGGTGCCGGTCACCCACCACTGGTCATAGCGTATCTTCCCAACCTTGGGCCACACTCCCGTTAATTTGTGGGCATCTTCCATCTTAAGGGTCCCAGCCTCCAAAGACAGGGATAGCATAGCACGGACCCCATTATCCTTTTCTGGCACCTCCCCGTAAATTTCCAAGAGCTTATTTCTAAGCTCAGGGGTTACTGGAATACCCTGAACCCCGTAGGAGGTCTTTTGGGGCAGCTCTGTAACCGTCCAACGAGCCACCTCCTCAAACTTGGAGCGTAGAATTGCCTCCCGATCACCAGGAGGCAGAAGATCTAAGTTTCTGGAGTAACTTTCCAAAAAATCTCGTTTGTATTCGTGGAGGGCACTCCGCTCCAACTCACACAACAACCGCACCACGACGGGTCGTAACGTGTAAGTTTTTCCATTCACCTCAATCTTCTGTCCAGCACCTAAGACACGAGCCTCTGTGTCACTCACAATTGGTTCTCCTAAAATTTTCTACCTACCTAACAAAAACCACTCCACCCCCGAAAGGAAGATGGAGTGGTTTTCTGTGACCCTAAGAAACAACCAACAGCAAACTAAGCGGGAAGCGTTCGAGCTGTTGCCCCCGACTGACCCGGATAGTAGAAAATACCATCCGCACCCCAACCGGCAGTCCAACCAATCACGTCCTCTGTGTCAATGTTAATGACCATGGAAAAGTCATTACACAGAGCACGCGGAAAATCCCAGTAGAGGCTTGTGGCGTCCATCCACAACACCGCCACCACGGTATCCCCGGGCATAAACAGATCAAAAACCTCATCCGTGGTGTCATACTTTCCTTCCGAATTGAAAGTAGCATCCTTGCGACCCGCCGAACGATTCGTGTAACCACCGGAATCGCTGTCACCCCACTCGCTGGAGCTCGCCAGCTTGGGGTTTACCGACCATTGCGTTGCCCGGGCCACGAGTTCGTTGTCCACAACGAACTTTCCGTTTCGTCCCGTTAAGGTGTTGAGCGAAGACATTGTTTAGACTCCTATGCCGATCTAGTGGCGAAGTGGGTGTCAAAATTAACTGGAGGAGCTGCTGGAGCTGGACGACGAAGAACTGGAGCTGTTGGAAGATGCACTGGAGCTGCTAGAGCTGGACGACGAAGAACTGGAAGAACTGGAGGAACTACTGGAAGATGTGTTGTCATCATGGCGAGCCATGATGTAAATGGAGTAAGTAACCGCCCCACCATTGGCGGTGAGTTTAATTCGGTGGCTAGAGGCGTCCGCCACATCAAAGCCCTGTTCTGCAATCTGAGCCTTACAGAACATGCCCTGCCCACGAAGCCCACCACCCGTAGCAGAAGTATGGGAACCAAGGGGAGTCCAACCGTTGGTCGGGTCAGGAATAAACTCCAAAATCCCCGCGTCCCCTACAGCGTTTTCGTTTACGATGGCGATCGCCACAATTTCTTCGTAGGCGACTGCCTGACCAACCCCATCCAGCCCGGAGCCGGCTCCAATATCGGTACCAGCCATATCGTAGAGGTCCAAAACCTCACTGGCCCCAGAACTAAGAGATCGGTCCGTGGATTGCCACCCACGATTAGCCTGATTTGCATCGGCCCCACTGGTGAGCGTAGGACGGTAATTGAGGCTGGGATGGGGAGCAACAACGGCATTCCCATCCGTTAGAGTATTGGTGTTCTTACCAACCAGTTTCAGCTGAATGGTAATGTCACTTAAAGATTGGGTTGCCACGTCTTATCTCCTATGGGCTACTGGCACATCAATTAGAAACGAGTAGCTGATGGTTAATTGGTACTCATCGTCACCTACTCGGGTTCCAACCACACTGGTAAGAGTAGATAACAAAAAATTTCCGTAATCCAGGGTCGGCGATGTTGGAGGCGTTACCGGGTGACCCCCGAACACAGCCAAAATATCTTCCATGAGTTCATTGGCTATCTCCTTAGGAGACCGGGCATCCCCGTCTATTTTACGGGCGAGAACCTTGAACGACCACGGGACTCGCTGAACTTCCCAAATAGACTCCCGCGTTTTGGACATTCGGGAAACAACAATCCCAGGGGAACACTCAAACACCACATAAGGAAACGGCTGCCCTGGAGCTGCTTCCGTTTCGTTTAACGCCATGAACTGGGTTATCTCAGTTGCCGTCCAAAACTGAGTAAAAGAATCATCCAAATCAGAAGAATCCCAAAGAGCCCGAACAGCTTTATGCAGACCCATAATAGATGCGATGGAGGTCATTGCTGCGAGCCTTTAGTGATGATTTGTGTGACCGTTGCAGCCTCTTTGTTTAAGGTTCTTACAAGAAAACTGCGATCCAACTCTTCGCTTATTTCCAAAATGAGGCCGTAATCTAGAGCAGTTCCAACTTTAGCTTCAAACGAGCCGGGTCCCACCTCTTTTACATCGTAGAAGATGCTTTTCATTAAGAGGGTTGTATCTGCCCTCGGAAATTCCCCAGGCTTTGAGCGGGACTTGGGGTCTACCTTTACCCGATAGGTTAATTTCAGCCGCTCCTGCCCGTCTTTTCCTTTCACCACCTTAAGTTTCTTGGTTACAATTTTTTCCACTGGAGTGGAAAGATTGCGAACTACTTGATCCCGAAGATAATTAGCGGCCAAGGTGACCCGTTGTTGGAGGGTCAACTTGACCGCTTTATTTGCTTTTTTGAGAAAACTGATAACCCGGATTTGCCGGCGATCTGCTTGAGCTACCCGACGTTTCCTGGCGTTATCCACAGCCAGTTTACGGCGAACAGCTTTTGCATCAACATCTAACGGCAAACCATCGGCCAAGGGTTAGCCTCCCATGTGAGTCAATTTCTCGACCCAACCCGCCCAATCTTTTTCGTAAATGGGTTGCGTGTTGGCAACCGTGGAGCCTGGATTGAGCAGATAGAACCCGGGCATGGCATCCACTTCATCCAGTAGAGGCTCTTCCCCTTGCACCATGCGAACTGCCTTTTCATTCAGCAGCCACACCACCTCTCGGCAGAGGGTTTTCATGCGGTGGATATCCAGCTTGCCCTCAACAGAGGGAACCCCCTTAAGCTTATCAATGGCCATCCCGGTCTCGTTCAGCCGTCGCCGAATACGCTCGCACAGTTCGGCTCCCTCCGGGCTGTCCAAGGGGTCTTCAATTCTGTAGGTGCAATTTTTTGGATGGACGTGTAAACGCATCCCAGGGATTGGAGGCATGGCCCCCAAGTGCCGGGCTTGGTCCACCGGAATCTTGGGTTCTCCAGTGTGTTGGTCCAAAACCACCCGGCTCGCAGAAATGGCCGATCGTAGACGAGCCCCAGGAATACCCTGAAGCAGCAAATCGCAATTTCTGGGGTGATCGGCCTCCACAGTAAATGGACCCACCAATACTGTCGCTGGCTTCTTGCCACCACCACGTTGTTCCTGAACTACCGTAGTTTCTTCAGACATTGCAAACCTTTCAGTTCTTCTGGTTCTTCTATACAAAAACACCCTCTCCCGGCCGAAGAACCAAAAGCCGGGAGAGGGGTTGCATGGCGGAGGGAGGTAGGTGGGTCAACCTCCGCCAAAGGATCACAGCACTTAGGCAGGAGCCGTCGTGGTGATAGCAGCACAGCCACCACGCTCCAGCTGACCACCGTAACGAGCAGTCACGGTCATCAGCATCTCATTCGCCCGAATCAGCGTATCCCCTTCCGTGGATGTCCGCATGGTCAAACCACGTCGCCGATACATCCGGTACCGACCCAGGATGGCGTAGAAGATTTGAGCGTTGGACAGGCTGGAGTTGATTTTGTAGGGACGCTCCATCCAAGTGTAGTCGGAGTAGCCATAAGGGCCATTTCCAACCATATACCCAGACAGCCGACGAGCATCCGAAGCTCCAACCGGGATGGCTTTCGCCCGCATATAGGACGTTTCCGTTCCGCAAAAAACGGCAGTCCCCGCCACGTTCGGGCGATGCTCTTGCTTCGCCACACCAAACCGCAACGACTCATAAGCCCCAATCGTGGTCGAACCACCAAAGGAAACTGAGGTCGTGCCGGACTTGTTGATAATGCCTTCGGGTTGCGTCGTGCCGTTCCCCGTGGCAATCACATCGTCCAGATCTTTCAGCAGCCGCTCCCCATATTGGGCGGAAACGTGAGCACCGAAATCAATCGGGGTGTCGCTCAAGAAATCCAAACCAATACGGATGGCGCCTTGCCACCGGAAGATCGTGGTGTCGAAAGCACTCACGTAAGAAGCAGTGTTGAACAGCGAAATCGCCGTATCATCCACACCACCCCACGAGCCTGTGACCGTGCCCGTGGAAACCCCTTCCACTCGGCGTCCACGTTCCAGAGGAACCGTGTTTACCAAGGGGAACAGTTCGCCATTCAGCAGCGGAGTCTGGATCACCATGTCATCAAAGACAATGGGAGCAGCCTCCAAACCACCCGAAGTAGCATCGTCAATCAAAGCCTTGCGTTCCAGGTCACTGAGGCGACGGCGATTGATATCCCCGTAATCCCCACCATCCGAAGAACCGCCCCACTCCATTTCGTGCATGGCATACTGAAGCAGCTCACGATCATGCTGGTTCAGGGCTTGGTAGCCAAACGTCTTGCTGTTCCCACGTTGAGCCGTGGCAACCAGAAACTTGGAGTAAGCCCCCGCAACAGCCTTGTCCAGCTCCGAGGGGTTATCCAAAATGCGACCACGTTCGGCGAAATCCGTTACGGGCCGACCGGCCAGAGGGTGGCTTCGACCCGTCTTGGTGTGAGTGGGGTAGGTGAGAGTGCTCTTGGTCGTGGAATACTGCGACCAAGCCCCCTTGACCTCCACAACACCATTGCCTTCCACGCCATCCGTGCCGTAAGAAGTAGACACCATTTTGGAAAACCAACCGGGTTGATCGCCGGCAGCCTTCAAACGCAGAGGTTCCACCTCTTTTTCTTTCTTCTCTTCCTGCTTCTGCTCACCACTCTTGGAGGCCAGCATTTCCGTCAACTTGGTGAGGCTGTTGCCCAATGTGGACAACTGCTGTTCCAGTTGAGTGGCTTGCCGGTCATCGGCCTTGGTGAGTTCCATAAACTTCGTGGTAGACAGGTCGCCATTCGCCAACGCGATTCCGGCGGCCTTGCGGAAGTCTTCGTCGCTGGCATCAGCTTTGACACCAGCGTTCTCGGACAACCACTTCTTCAATTGAGCCGTCAGTTTCATAGTAACTCCAATTTCTTTCTGACGGTTGCGATACAGTACATTCCGACCGCCGGAATGTAACTACTCATCAGGGCGGACTAGCCGCCCATAAGATTCTCAAACATCTCCACTCGTCGGTAGCCTTCGTCTACCTGATCAAACGAGTCCAAAAACTCTTTCATTTTCTTACGTTCTTCTTGGGTACACGAGGCCAAGAACACAGCCATCGCTTCCGTGGCACCCATTTGTTTTTCTTGTGGATTAGCTCCAGCCTCCATGGCAGTAGAAGCCACCGCATCCAAGACTTCTTGGAGTTTGTTGGAAGCCACCTTGCATAGAGCCTTGCAAGCCCTGGACACATCTTCCATTCCAATCACTTCATCCATGTTGTCCTTGGCTTCCCGAATCTTGCTTTCGTTGTCCGCACTAATTGTACGACCAACCTTGGCAGCCTTTTCTTCTTCTTTGTCTTCCTCCGTGTAACCACACTCCTCACAGACACCGTCTTCCATCTCACCACCACACTCCGGGCAAGCTCCCTCTTGCTCGTCTGCCTCCTCTTCATCGGAATCCATAGGAGGCTCTTTTTTCTTTACTTCTTCGTTGTCGGTTGCTTTCCCTTCTTGTCCCCACTCTTGGTCTTGTTGGGGGTCGTCATGGGCTTCTTCTGATGCGCAGGAGCACTCTTTTTTCCCGGAGCCATCGCTTTCTCCATTTAACTGAATGTTCAAATCAATCGTAACCGGAACACGCACCGGCTGCTTCTCTCGAATTGCCTTTCCGTAGGCTTTCATAAGGGGACTGGTAAGCTTACGACCTTCCACCAAGCTCAACAGAATATCCTCCGTTTCAGCGTCCACATTAGAGGGCACCGAAACCAAACTGGCCTCCATGATTTCAAACGAAGTAACATCAAACCCGGTCACCTTGCCCTTGGAGGTTTTAATTTCTTCAAACTCCAAAGCCTTAAATCCATGGCTAAATCGACCCATCTTGTTGTCGATCATCACGGCCGAATCGTGAGCCAACGGGTTAATATCCACCACGGCAGAAAACATTTTTAAGTGGGTGTCCGTATGGTCAGCCACCGCCAACTGTTTTCCAATGGGGAGAGTATGGACATGTTGCCACAGCAACAGCATTTTGGGGTCTGGCTTGGCCCCCTTGGTTCGCAGAATATCCCCATCACGGTCTTTACGGGTAGAGGTGAGGGTATGCTTGAACAGCATCAGCGTGTTTTTGGGGAGCTCCACTCCTCGCAAGGCTTCCTCTTTTTTAGCCTTGGAGTAAATATCCTCCAACACCATCTCTTGGTTAGAGTAGGTTAGAGACCGGGCCGATTTTTCCAAAAGATCGTGGAGCGAAGTAGAGCGAGTCGCCATTTGGCGATAGCACAAATCCGAACCAACACAATCCAGCACATTGCGGACAAACCGATCCGCTGTCATGATGCCGTAATCAAAAGGCTCCGGGCTTCCGCCCTTACGAGAACGAACAGCTCGCAGGAGCTTGAACTGGGCAGAAGACACGTGTTTTGTTACAGCTTTTGTGGTCATTGATTCGGCTTCCTTTTTCCAAGCAGCATAACAAACGGCTGCCCGTTGAGTTGAATCAGTGTATTCCCGTTGCATCACATCGTCGGACATACAACGAGTGATAAAAGATTGTTCCTGCTCCCCAGAACGTGGAGATGGAATTGGCACAGTTAGATATCCCGTCCGGCGAGGTAGTGCAAATTGAGGTAACCGTCCGAACTCTCCCGTGTAAACTTGATTCGCCGAATGTCATCAATGGTAAAGAGCTTGGGTTCGTGAGTAGTCAACAACGCCATTCCAGCGGTTGTGGAGGGATTAGTGGTCCCATCCATTGTGTAACGGACGTTGTTTGTGGAAGCCTGGATTTCGCAATGAGTGGCTTTCGCGGGAACCACCAACTCATTTACTGTCTTGATTTGATTGTTTACCGTGACCTGCTGATAGCTCAAATACATTCTACATCCCCAACCGAAGAGTGGCCAAATGTTCCAGAAAAAGAATTTGGCGGATGCACGGCTCTTGAGCGGCATCCACCCCATTCTCTACAGTAATCTTTTCGGTCCACTCCAGAAAGCTTCGAATGTCTACTTGATCACTCCCGTCCGGGGGAGCCGGAAGCCCCCCCGGACCAGGAGTTCGCACTGGGTCCACAGTAAATCGTTGCAGAACCTCAGCACAAATGGCGTGAATTGTTTGTGCGTGATTCCAAGAACCACGCAACACCCATCGGCACACATTGTGAAACTGATTATCTGGCAAAGGTAATACCATCGACCCACCTACGGTTAATCAACTAGCTACTGCTGGAGCTGTTGGAGCTGGAGCTGCTGGACGACGACGAACTGTTGGAGCTAGAGCTATGCGACGACGAACTGCTGGAGCTGTTGGAGCTCGAACTGGAGCTGCTGGAGCTGCTGGATTCGTCTTCCATGCTAAGAATTTGCAGCCGGTCCCCTGTCTTGGGTCCAGGGAACTGCAAAGCCCCCGTATGGAAGTTTAGAACATCGGGGTCACTCACTTCGCCCGTAGTTCGGGTATCCACCAACTTCGCTTGCCAGAGCTGATTGTCTGCCAGAGCCACCGTGACGTTCGTCGTGGTACTGCCCACGTCCGAATTATACGTGGCAGCCGGAGCCGAATCATCTCCCGCTTTCATCATGCGGGTAATCGTGAGTTGCCGGGCCGAAAGATTTACAGCCGGGCCGAGATAGAACGTAACATTCTTTGGCATGGACCAAACTCCCAGATCCTCAGAGGGGGAAATTGTAAGCGAAAGTAACCGCCGAGGCTTCTGGGCTTAGACGGGCATTCCTTATAACCTAATCCAACCACGGCAGAACAAAAACACGACTCAGGCTCTATTTTTTGTTTTCTGGTCCACTCTTTTTTCCACACCCGCCGGACGGCTTATCACGTCTTGGTAAAACCGGGCATGAAGGAGCTGACTGGCATTCCCATGGACTTCTAGCCTCAGCGTAAAATCATCCCCACCAGCCATCAGGTCGGCAAAGGCTTGGTTGAACCCCCGTAAGGTTTTCAAAAATAACTCCAAAGACCGATCGTCCTCAATAATTCTGCGGTAATCTTCAGCCATTCGTGATCACGCCATTCCTTTCCACTTGCACATCCATCTTGGTGCAATTGAAAACTAAAACTTCCACCACACCTCCAGCCCATTTTTCCACCGTCTTTTTTAGCCGAATCATTTCTTCTTTGGAAAGTGGCTCGAACACCCTTACCAAAATACGGTCCCCGGGCTGAAACTGAATCTTAGAACACTTAACGTCTGCTAAACGTGGAGTAGCCATTGTTTGTAAGGGTTTAGTCCTTCCACACCAATGAAGGAATAGACTGGTTTCTTAGCTTGGCGTTTTCCCGAACTGTCCACTCTGCAACCTCCCGAGTGGCTTGCATCTCGGCCATTGTGTGCCGAAGGTCCCCATTGTGGTGACGCACCCTTAGAGAACGCCAACGCAGCATAGCACCATCCAAATCTTGGGGAGGCACCAACTCCACCCCTTTAATTCGGAGGTAACTTTCGCACAGCCCCACGAAACGATGCTCCACGGCCTCCGCCAGAGCATAGTCATCAATGGAGCTAGGCTCCAGTTTATTATTGTGAATCAGTTTATTCATGGTTCTTCTTTCTAGCTAAAGTCAAACACCAACTTGGAGAGTTAGCCAAGTTCCCATCCAAATGGCTGTCCAACGATTGACGAATTCATCCAATCCGTTCTTGATCTGTTCGTCCAAAGTTCCTGGAACGAACAGCACTTCCAAAAGATCCAAATATTCGTCCAACATGAGCATCACCCCATGCTCCACCGCTTGCTCATTGTTGGTCTCCGTGACCCCAAAATTTTCACGGAGATAGTTGGCTAATGCTTTGGGGGTATTCCAATTCCGAACCGGGTAAAAATCTTCTTCTTCAAATCCCATCAAAACATCTGCCATTTCCGTGGCGATCATCCGAATCTGTCCTTGCAATTGCTTTTCTGAAAAAGCGTCATTGCTGAGGACGTGATTCACCTTATCAATGGCGTCCCGAATCAAAAAGTCCACAACGGATTCATGCCCTAAATAGCCATTATCTTCATCCGTCGACTTTTCAATTAGGGTAGCAAACAACGCCTCCTTTTCTAAAACTTTTGCTCGTTCTGTGTTTTCTTGATCTTTTTGTTCCGGCATAATGAAACACCTTTACTTACGGAGGACAACATTGATCACTTGTGGTTGGGAGGATAACAGCCTCTACCACTGTTGGAATGTTCAAATATTCTTGCTGCTTAGTCGGCTTTGTCACTTTCGTAACGTAAATTCTAGTATTCGGTGGAAGAATAACCTCCCTTTCACTCGCATTACTAGATATGGAAGCCACTGGACACCCTTTCACACCCGGACCCACGGCTAATCTCATGTGGACATTGCCACTCCACTTCTTTGGATCATAAGAAGTGCTAAGATTTCCACGATCAGCAACAACAGAACCAACCTCTGGAACATCCCCAGAATATTTACGACTTAGTTTCAGACCAACGGGAAGATCTACAGATTTTTCCATTACCGTTTTAGAAACCAAAAGGGCTTCTTGATACCAACCCCAATCTTTCGTACCCTTTTTTGGTGGAGTGACGCTCCTTAATGCATGATTATAATCCTCGTAAGAGCTGCCCGTGTATTTTTGAATGTATATTTCTTGAGTAAAATCCAGAGTCTTTGCGAATGCATCCTCCATTGGTTTCATAGGAGTGGGGCCATAGCTTGAATCAAGTTTTATAAAATCACTGTTCTCAACAAGTTTTTCCAAGTTTTCGGTATTGAATCCATTCTTTTCCAAGAACTCAGAGTTCTTCTTATTGGCAATGACGTTCCAATAACCAACCTTTTCTAAAACTGGTGCCCCAGCAATCGGCGTATCCTTCGCGGTTGCTTTGATTTTATTGCACTTGGTCGCCACTTTTTCTGATGTGGACTTGTACGACTCCCCTGCTCCAACCGATTTACTAACAGTTTTTTCCTTGTTGGTCTTAAGAGTGTTGAGGATCTGGGAGAGTGCGTGTTTGACCGTTGGATTTTCTTTTACCTCTTGCTTGTACTGCAAGTTTACAAGCCCGTCATAATCCTCTTTCGTAAGCAAATCGGACATTCCTTGCATCTCCTTTTTAGTTCCCATGACCTTTGAATGCAGATCAGAACCAGGAGTCAAGGTTTCAGCCCAAACGTCTAAAGATTTTATTCCCGCTTTTAGCATGTTACGATGCTCACCCCATTCTTTAAGGGTCATGCTATATTTCTTAGAGGACGCAGCCTTTGCTGCTTTCTGCGCAGATGGTTGTTTTGCCGCAACTTCTTGCTGCTTCTTACTCACCTCCGATGTGCCTTTGTTCATCTGAGCAAAAAAGGCTTCTTGGGTGGCCTTCATGGCATTGGCTGATTCGACAACAAATTTAGAAACAGCAGCAAATTCTGTAAATCCACCGGGCGTGGATGTTCCATACTCGTCATTCACTTTAGTTATTTCAGAATTAAATGCCTCCATGACACTCGTTGAATCAGCACTCCACTGAATAGCTGCTTCCGCCACCTTATTGATAATTTTCTGATTAGCAGGATGCATCGAAGCCAAATTGATAGGCTTAGGTGGCATGGACACATTAGGAACAGCATCCGGCGACTTACCAGGGAGTTCTAACTTCGGTTTTTGATCCGGGGAAGAACTGGCGACCTGAGCTTGATAAGCCTCCACCGCGGCCTTTGTAACCTTCTCTTCTAAAACTGCTTTTTCGTATTTTGCTTTCATGAGCTCCATACGAGTAGCAATAGTTTTCCCAAGAGCCTTCTTTTCTGCTTCCGTTCCTCCGTGGTACTTATCCACCAAGTCTTGGATTTTCTTGGGGGTCATACCAGAGTTTACCACGCGACCCATTGTCTCAATATGCTGCTGCTTCGTCATATCCCCGAAAACAGCACCTCCCATCGTGTTGTAAACATGATTTCGTAAGGTATCGTAGTCCTTCAAATCTGGCCCGTAAGGTTTCTTGCCCGACCCTCCACTAGCCTTGAACTCCAACGAACCCCCAGCATCCACGAGCGTCAGTTTGCCACCAATGTATTTGCAATTGTCCGGCTGAGATGGATGGCCAATCACATCCCAATTCCCCAATAAAGCGTGAACAGCGTAATCCCTCGCTGCATCTGCCTTGACATTGGGGTTATCCCACTTTGGAACCACGGACTCTTGTGCCCACTCCGAAGCTACAGCAGTTTTCCCGTTGAGGTCCACCAAATGGCACTTGATCGCTTGAGCTCCAAACGCCTCGTAAAGCTTGGAGGCCAACACCTCGTTATGAGCACGGGCTGGATTCGTAGGAGTCTTGACGTAATATTCTTTACCGTCAGGACCTTTGAATTTCCCACCTTCTTCCGTTCCAAGCTTTCCAGAAATCTGGACCCAACCCTTGGTAGACAATACGGCGGTGTCCTCTTTAGTCACCTCCGCTTTTTCCGGGATCTCGTTGACCGATTTGAGCTTGGAGGCCTCCAACAAAGTATCTAACGCTTTAATCGTTGTTTTCTGGTACGTATTGGGAGAGCCGGATACTTTAAGGGACTCCTTTGCCGCTGCCAATTCTCCCCAAGCCCCCGCCGCCGCCAACTTCTCATATAATGCAATTTTCTTGAGGGCTGCTTTAGAGCCTGGCTTATTGGCATCCCATTTCGAGGTGTCCACCTTCGAAAGTTTCCCAATATTACCAGGAATAGGATTTCCAGCCGCGTCATGAAGCTCCTTTGGAGCGGCAGTCACAGCCGCAGACCAAGAACCAGCCGTCCATTGACCCCCTTGGGGACCACTCGCTACCCGGGGCTGGTTCGGGTTAAATTTCAACCCATCCAGGACCTCGTAGCTCTTATCATTTTCGTCTAAATCAAAGACAATCCCATCCAGGGAGTCCAGGGTAAACCGACGCCGATGCAAGGTTTCTTCGGACATATGAATTAAACCTCTTCCAAATCAACAATAGTTCGACCGTTTTCTTTTCGGACACCCGCGACTTTATATTTTGTATTGTGAGGGTGAATCACTTCTTTTTCGTGGGGATATTTAGACATCGCCTCAATGGAAGCTCCCGTTTTCGCTTTCACGGAAAACATAAATCCCTGTTTCTTGAGCGACCCTCCCGTAGCAAACTCCGTCGCAACCTCAGCGTCTTCTGTAAAAGAAGTAACACCCGGAAAAGACAACTTCTTCCCCACACTTTTTTTGAGCTGTTCTAACAACAACCCGGCCTCATGGGGGAACAAGGAAATACCACGGTAGAGCTTCTTGGGCGGGTCGTATGATTCCCGTTTCTTCAGGGCAGACTCCAACCGTTTATGGAGAGTCATTTGAGGAGCAGATAGGCAACCAAGTGTGTCCGGACATTTCCGAAGCCGTTCGTTGAGGAGGGCATAAGCCCCCGTCGTGTATTGGGTAATGGCTTTCTTTTCTTGTTCGGACAGGGAATCCACAAAGGAAGAAGAACTGGAACCCCCAAGGTCGTCCGGCAAATCTTCCACACTACCAAGGTCATCCGGCAAGTCGTCAATGCCCCCAATATCGTCTGGCAGGTCTCCCAAATCCCCACCACCACTCCCACCACCCCCGTCTGTCCACTGACCTCCTTGGGGAGAGTCAGCCGGAACCCGGGGCTGAGCTGGACGGTACTTCTCCACCAACTGTCGCAGGGTTTTACCTCCGGGTTTCTTGGCTACCCTCATGGAGTAATCGGCAATCAGCTGTTTCGCTTCGGCCTCCTCCATTCCATATTCTACCAAAATCGTACATTGGCAATTACATCGTTGGCTTGGAGGCAGATTCCAATGGCCCGGCCAAGGAATTGATTTGCCCGCCAACTCCCAGCGTCCATTTTCATCGGCCGGCACACCATCCAGATGGGCATGTTCTTCCCGTGTCGTGGTACCAAGAACAGACAACCAAACCACTTTCATGGGTAACTGGTCGCCAATTTCCTCCATCAGCCCATCAATAGCGGCTCGCCGTGCTCCATTGAGAGCAGAGCCGGCCTCTGTTCTGGCAATGTTGACCGATCGATTGTGATAGTATTCATCGTTGAGTGTGCTCTTGATTTGCTTCGCCAACTTTGGAATGGAAAGGCCCTCCGTAAGACCCTTGGAAACCACCCGTTCTAAGTCATCCAAGGTTGTCTTACTTACATCATCCCAGAACTCTTGTGAGAAACTAGTCTCGCACAAGTCTTCAATTTTTTCCACCATCCAATCGGGCATGTCCGTGATAATGGAGTCTGGAATGGGCACCCCATGAGACTCCAACCAGTCGGAGGCCGTGGATTTCTGTTGACTAGGAAGAACATACCCCATAGAAGAGAGCTGGAGCAGAGCTGCCTTCGAGATATCGTTCACCAAAACAGGGAACGTGGCATTGGCGAGGGGTAGATTCCAATCCGTAGGTTTGTAAATCTTGGAGGCAATTTCTTTTGCCGACAAATCATCTCCAACCAACCGTTCCATCTGTTTTGTTGCCGACTGTACTTGTTCTTGAAAGAAAGACTGGAGGCTGGAAACCAGTTTATTTTCTGTAGCCTGATAAAGCTTGAGAAACTGCTTCTTCTCCCGTTGTGCTCGAACTCGCCTAGAAACTTCTTTTTTAACCAATGCGTCTTTGGTCCATACCGCTTTTCTCGCGACACGGATCAATTCGACCAACACTGGGAGATGGAACGACATAATAAAAATCCCTCTTGGAAATTATTCGCAGTCTAAATCTAACAGGGACAACTCCTGTTCCACCAGCTCGGAAACAGGAGTATTGAGGTAAGCAGTCACTTTGTTTAGAATTTCTTTTGCTTTTTCCAACGCTTCTTCCTCTGTAGTTGGTGGTTCATTGGCCTGAGGATTGGCATCTGGGACAGGCTGTTCCATTGAATTGGCTGCATTGGGGTCCATAGCGGGCTCCGCAGGTTTCTCGGGTTTCTTGCCGGCGAGCAGTTTCGCATCTTCTGGAGAGAGGTCGTAAGCAATTTGATAGACAAGAGCTGCTTGTTTAGGCTCAATAGAACCATCTGCCACCATTTTCTGGAGGGAGGTGATAGCAGTAATGTCCCCAGAGGTGAAGTTTTTCGTTTGGTCCCCACCAGTCTCATCCGGGGGCAGCCCCAACTCCAAACGGATTTCATTACGCGAAACATCCCCTCGGCTGCGAGCTGCATTCAGGTTGCTCCAATGCATAGATGGGTCGTGAGGCACACAAGGCTCCCACCAAACTTTGATGGGATTTGATTTTCGAACGGGTTCCACCTTGCTGTTCGGCTTGGAAAGCCGGCGAGCCGTTTGTTTGGATTCTTGATCCTCCAAAACATTGGCCACGAAGCCCCCTACAACAGAGGTCAGCATTTCCAAATAGGTGTTTACCCGTTTATAGAACCTCTTTTCAATATTGGCTACCTGAGCATAACCTCCCACACCCACGGGTTCCCCTAAAATATAAGGGTGAACCCCCAGCGAGGAGAGAATACGGGTTCTTACCGTTCCCTCGCTCTTCTCCCATCCAATCTCATTCTGTGTAGCGGACAATCGTTCGATTTTTTCGATCATGCCGTCTACAATGGCAGGGTTTCCATAATTGGCGACCCCTCCCATTACCTTCCGAATGGCCCCCATTACTTGCCGACGTTGGGAAGCATTGAGCCGTGGACGAATGCCGGCTGGAACATCCGGATGGGGGTCCTTTCCCACGGTAACGATTACAGAAGGAAACAACCCATTTTCGAAGAAAGCCCCTTGGCAATTTTGAATATTGTCATCAATCTTAATTGCCGTCATTTGGCTGGCAGAGGGAGCCATTGCCAAAAGGGGGTCCGACGGGTTGGGAAGATAAGCGAATCCAACATTCTTTCGATCCAAAGGCTTGGAATCGGCTTCCGCTGTTGGATTTTTGGGGTTGATTATTCGAAACTTAGAAAAGGGTCCCTCTGTATGGTCTGGCCGGACCCACGTTGTTGGGAGACTGTAAAGCTCTACAGTCCCTTCTTCGGACACCCCTCCCACGATATACGACCAGCCCGTAAGACACAGATTGGCAACGAAGGAGTACACGAATTGCCATCTGCCCTGAACCGAATTCGGTTGTTCCAAAAAATCAACCAAAGGGTGATCCACCAACATTTCCATCTGCTGGGAGGCTTCTTTCCTCCAATTATCTGGACGTTGGTAGATGGATTTTTGGAAACCACTACCAACGCCACCTTTCATTCTTCCAACATGAACGGCCTGACCGGCAGCCTCGGATGCAATAGCGTGGACAGCCGAGTAAAACCACCCGCGAAACAGCCCATACCGCTCCCGTTGTGCGGTGTCATTGCGGAACTGGTCTAACTGCCCCAACGCACTGGATGGGGCGATTAACGGCACCCCCGCTGCTTTGAGCGATTCAGCCCTGGAGGCCGCAAGTGAAACAAGCCCAGCACTACGCTCTAAAGCCGGTCCGATCAGGTCCATGTTTAGGAACCCCCAGATGAGGAAACTGCGGATTGCCGGTGAACTTGAATGGCAACCTCCGCATCATAACGCGATAAAACGAGTCGGTGAGCCTGGACTAAGGTTGGGATCGTAACATCCGTTGCGATTTTGAGCTCATGTCGCATCGCATCCAATGCCTTGCCGTGAGATTCGGCTAACTGTTCTGCTTTTTCCAAATCTCTTTCTACAGCCTCCCGAAGTTTACGAAACTCTTGGAGGTCCTTGGCAAGAGTAGCATTTAATGCTTCTCGTTTTGCAACAGCCTCTTCACTTTTTTGTAAGAGGTAGTTTACTTCCCGAACTACCTTGGCCCCTACAAACCACGAACGAAGCCAAGAAAATAAACTCATTGAGGGGTCTCCCGTGCCCCCTCGTTGCTGTCCTGTCCACCCGGTTCTTCTTGTTCCAAAAATCGGGGCCGGAGGGGAATGACCCGGGTTCGCTCTGCATCCAAAACACGTTTCAAATCATCCAAATTTTTAGCGAGCAAGCGAATCGCCAACTCATGGCTGGTGACGTTAAATTGCCAACTGTATCGGGTCAATTCCAAAGTGGTACTGTCCTCTACCCAGACCGCCACCATAAAACGATCTACTTCATACTCCCTCAACTTCTCCAACTTTTCCTGAATGCTATCCAACACCTCCCCCACGGTTGCCACTTTCACAATATTTGGAGATGCTTGATTCTCCAAAGCAGCTTCCCCCGATTGCGGCGACGACAATGGTTCTTCCATCACAACACACCTACCTTTCAAACTAGTGATCCAAAACACCCGGCAACAAACGAAGATTGTTTGCGGAACAGTAAGACTGAACCCGCTCCCTCAAATGCTCAAATTGTTTCGTTCCCTCATCCGTAGCATCATGGGAAATACGATCCACCCCACACTCTACCTCAGCCGCCAGAATAGCTTGCCCCTCCGGCTCAAAATCCAAAATAGTAGTCACCATAATGGAAATGGAAAAGCTCGAGGCTTTTCTTGGGTTATTGTCATTCAAAGGGTGTCTTATCTTGTTCACGTAAATTGTGTCCGACCAGACAACCCTCCCTTGCAAATTCATTAAAAAATCTGCAATGGAATCGCACTGTATTTTCACGTCCTACCTCCAGCCGGCTGCCGTCTTACCATTACCCGCCACACCACACCCAAGCCGGCAGAAGCATCTGGGATGGGGCGGTTCACCACTTCGTATAAGATAGTGGGTTCGTCCGTGAACTCCAACACGTATTGTTCTTCTAGCTCGGGATCACTAGTAAAGAAAACTTTGTTCGTGACGCTCATGCATCTCTTTTCCCACTTCTGCTGTTCCATATCGCCAGCCTGTTGTCGCCAACAAGACCGACCAGAAAAAACTGTGGAAAAAGAATCAGAAACGCCTCCCAGCGTATCTTTCACCCGAACCCGTTTCTTTGCAGAGCACGTATGGGGCAGATTGTCCAAAATACTCATAAAACCGTTCCGTTAAGGGGCCAGTTCGTAACCCCAGTTCACAAACGAAGATAATAGAGACACGGTTTCTTGAGTAACTTCGTTTGCATACCCGAACAAAGACTTCGCAATAGAGGCGTCAATGGAGTAGGAGTAGTCCCCCAAGTTTTCGTTCGTAATAATACCTGGGACGAAACCGATTCCATTCTTCTTCGCCATTACAAAAGCCCGGCGAGCCCTGCGACAAGCCTCATCCAGACAGGCTTGGTAGATTTGAGCCGCATTGATCACCGTATCGTCGCCGGACAGTTCATCCGCAGAGTAGCCGGCAACATAAACCACTTGGACAGAGCCGGGTTCTTGGGGCCACAACCCCACCGAACGCAAAATCCCATCGGAACAAACGCGATTCCCATCGCTGTCTAAGAAGTCATAGTTCGGCCAAAAATCGGTTCCTTCCGTCTTGGCCGTACCAGACCCAAAAGAACCCGACCGAGTGCCAGACCTCGCCCCATAATCAATCTTAAGGGAAGTAATGGAACGAATGGGGATGTGCTTAAGAAACAGCTCAGATCCAGAAGCAGCGGAAATGTCCCGAGCGTAAGCCACCACATCGTTCGCTTCCCAAACCACTTGACGATTGATGGCAGCGTAATCCAACTGGGGGTAATACTCTGTTCTGGTTCGTTGCACTGGGTCATATCGCAAATGGCGAATAACGGCCCCCTCTGCCCGTTTAATCGCCTCATCAATAATGCTGAGTTGCGAATCCGTAGCATCTGCTGCCGCAAGACCAAGCTCCAAAAGAACACTGGCCCGGCTCACAATAGTACCTCCAGAGGCTGCTCCGGAGGCCGTAGTGGTCGTGAACGCATTCGTCATCGAAATCTCCTAGTCAGCAACAGCTACAAACGCTTGACCCTGAATAGAATTTACTCCATCCTTCTGTGCCCACAAATAATAGGTTGTCCCAGCATCCAACAGGAACAAGCACTCCCCATCACTGTCCGTTTGAAGGGTACCAGCCACCACCGTAGTTCCTGCGGCATCGCTCGTAATCCAAACGTCTGCATCCGTCAAAGGGTTTCCACCCACGGTAATGGAAACAGTAACTTGATCTGCCCCAGTTCCTTGCAGAGCAGTTCCCACAATGGTAGCGGAAGCATTTGCCAGAGAGGGATCGTCCACTAAGGGATGCACATTGGTCGTATTCGTCATGTAGAGGTAACCGTAGCCCATTGTCACCCCGTCCGTGTTTACAATGCGAGCTTTGTAACGTCCCTCTGCTACAGACGCCATATTCACGGTTCCCCAATATTCATCAGGGTTTTCCGAGTCTACCGTAAGAGGGTCAATAGAAAACGTGGAGGCATTGTTTTGCGTCCCAGGGAAACTCCAAGCCTCCAACGAAAGCCCGGAGTGAGAAGTCACTCCGGGCAGAGGAACCATTACTTTCGCAATCGCCACGGTCTACTCCTTCTGCTTCTGCAAGGTTTGGCGTACCCTCAAGACCTCTAGCTCATTTAGACATGCCATCAGGCTTTGGTAACGGATCTCAGTCAACTCGTGCCATTCCGCTGGAGCCTGTTGCTGCCGTAGCACTTGGCGGATTTCGTTCAGGTACTGTTTCTGCTCTTCTGTGCTCACAACCATGTTTTGGCCAACAGGATGAGAATCAGAATCAGTTTTTGTTTTCTTTCCCATAACACACCCACCTCTTTGCAATTAGGGAGAAAACTCATGAACAAGTGGGGTCCCGAGCAACGTGCTAATTTGGAGTTCATTTCCCCCACCATCGTAAATCTCCCCGTAATTGTTGACTGTACCAGAAACACGGCAACCACCAAGACGCAAAACAGAACCTTGGGGATTGGCTTCCACGTGGATGGGAATGCCGTTGGGGTGATTATTGAACGCAAAGAACTCGCACTGATTTGCTTTTACCGAACCACCCCGAAGATGGAGGCCACTCGCATTTCCAGTCGCCATAAACCGGGAACTGTGGAAAGAGACATCCGTAGAATTTTGAACCAATGCCCCAGCAACCGCACACTCATCAAAAACACAGCCGGAAACCACTGTTCGGATGCCGTGGTTGGTGTTGCCGTTGGTGTCCAAGATGGAAAGCCCGTGAACCCCGTTGGAGAACAAACTATCTCGCAAGGTCACGCAACATCCCACCAACACGCACCCCAAGTAACCACCATTGTAGACAACCAGCCTCTCAATGGTTCCACCCCCGAGGCCGACGAAATTAACACTTCCAATCAAAGCCTTAAAATGAGTAAAGGAGATGTCAAAGTAATGGGGCTGGCGTCTCCCCGCTGGACCTCCCAGCGTCGCAGCATAGACCCCGTTGGGAGCAATCCAATCAAAACAGTACCCATAGAGGGAGAACCCACCAGCACTCCCCTCGTAGGCATTTTGAGACCGCGAAAACATTCCCTGATTTACTGTAGTTGTGCTGAAGTCAAAATCGGGTCTTGGCACAAAAACCGTTCGGCCGGCTCCAGCCCCAAACAACTCCACAGCCAATCGCGGGGAGTTATAAAAATTATCCAGCACCACCTTACGGAAATGGTACACTCCCGCCCGAACTTGCATGGTGGCTGCCCGACCCGCAATTTCGACATCCGAAGTAGGGGTAACCGGCAGACAATCCCGACATGCCTGGAAACAGCGAATTAACGCCTCTGTATCATCTGTTCCCCAATGGAACTCCGCATTGGTAGTGGAAACGGAACTAACAGAACTCACTCGCACTTGGGTGGGAGAAATAAACTCCACAATCTCACAAAGTGGAATCGGCAAAGCCTCCCCAAGCCCCCGACGAGTGGACCAACACGATTTGCCCACATCAGAGGGACGAAAAACAGGGGACGAAGCCACAACCACATCGGAAAATGCCGTCAAGTTCACTCCAAAAACAAACTGAGCGTCCCCCTTGGCTCCAAAATCATGGGGATCAAACACATCACCGTAAACACGATTTGTTGGAGAGGTCATTTCTTAAGTTCCTTTCTTAAGCTTGATCAAACAAACCAGTCGCCACGAGAGCATTTACAACATCCGATAAGGCAGCCCAATTGTTGTAGCTGGCCTTGAGTTGTTGTTTTAATTTGATAATCACCCCATCACCACAACGGAAATGGGGACACCAGTCGTTGGAGCCCACTTGCTGGCCCCACATTTGAAAACCACCCACACCTCCAGGATTTCCTGCGGCTGGAGCCGTGCCCCCAGCGAGAGCCAGGGTATTTTGAGAACTGGCAGCAAAGGAATCCACTCCAAGTCCAAGGTTATTGGACCCAGAGGTCACCATCACATTACCATACGTAAAAGCCGTACCTCCCGTGGCAGTAAACGTAAGGGTGCTTGTGTAGTAATTCCCAGAAAACGTGAGGTTTCCGTTATAACTCCCAGTCTCCGTCCAAGAAAAAGCCCGCCCATGTCGTAAAAAGTAATTAGAATCCGCACCAGATACGATTTGTTTGTTGGAGTCAATTTTCCAAACGGCTCCATTGTAATCCACTTCTAAATAATTCGCCGCATGGGAAACGGGAACCCGAATTGTAAGAGGACAAAGTGCCGTATTGTTTTGGTATAGGGTGAGAAGAGAGGCCATTGCTCCTTCTGCCGTATCTCCAATTCCAACCCTACCCATATAGTCCATAAGAAGACCCCGGACCATACCTCCTCCGGCAGCCGTGGACTTGCGATAACTCAAGACTAGATTGCCCGCCTGATTTGCGGCAGAAATGCCCTCTTCCCCGCGAATTGTGGCTCTGAGGTTGTAGCCAGATCCCGTATTAGACTTGAACCCCAACGAAGCCCCTGGAGACGTTGTCTCCACAATGGTAAGCAGTCCATTTGTGGTGTCTCCCGCACCTTGTACCGTTAATTGATTCGTAACTAAATCAACCCGGCTGCCCGTCGTCGAAGGAGTAAACTCCGCGTACCCACTTGTACCACCGTAAAGACGCAACCCCCATCCATTGGTGTAGGGTTTTACGTAGTTATTTGTGCCGTCCCGCACTACAGCGTGAGGAGAAGTATTGGCAACCGCCACGGACGCCAAATAAACCCCACCATCGTACAAGACCGTCAAAATGATCTTGGTTCCTGGCGTTGTGGGTGGAGAAGGAGCACCACTCCCAACCCACGTAATGGTCGGCCATGTGATGGAGTAACCACCCGTAGCATTTTGGGTGAGAATAAGAACCAACCGACCAGGAGCGTTATTGGGAGGAGGGGTAAAAGATAGCGTGATGTTGCCCCCAAGCAAAAGGGACTGGACGCCACCATTAGAAAACGAAACAGTAACAGCCCCACTTACCGCTGATCCACTATTGATCGCATAATTTTCTTTGAGTTGGTAGAACTTGGATTTTAGTCCATACCCACCTCGCACCTGAGCATAGCTGCCGGCAACATTGTAGACGGGCTCTACCATGGAAGGTACAGTCATAACTCAAACCCCATAACCCAAAGAGGATCAGCAGGAGCCATCGTGTCTGCAACCAAAGGAGTTACAAACGAACCACTACCACTAGCAGTCGCTCTCCCTATTGTAACCGTAGCGGTCGCAGTATAACTCCCGGAAGTAATGAAAGAAGCGCTTCCCGTACACGTAACAGCTCCAATCGTGCCCGTGCCCGTGCCAGTATAAGTGGGAGCCGTATGAGTGGCAGAACCAGAACACGTGATTGGAGCAATACTTGGAAAACCCGTAGCCGAAAACGTAGGAGGAGTGTGAGTAGCAGAACCAGAACACGTAGCTGCCCCAGTGATGACAGCACTCGTAGCAGAATGACCCGTAGAAAAGGTTGCAGAGCCGGAGCACGTAGCTGCTCCAACAGTACAACTTCCGTTTCCAGTATAAGTGGGAGCCGTATGAGTGGCAGAACCAGAACAAGTGGCAGCACGTACAGAACAACTTCCAGTAGCCGAAAACGTAGGGGGAGTATGAGTCGCAGAACCAGAACAAGTGGCAGCACGTACAGAACAACTTCCAGTAGCCGAAAACGTAGGGGGAGTGTGCGTTGCAGAACCAGAACACGTAGCCGCCCCAACAGTAACGGCTGCTGTGCCGGAAGCAGAAGAAGCAGAAGGTTTTGGAAATGGACGCGAATACCTTGGTGTCCGAAATAAATCAAACCGAGTCTGCGGATCGTAAATCGCCATGACCTCTGGGGCAGAGATCGCCCGGCGATACATCCGAAGATCGAAAATATGACCTTGCCAGAAATTGCCGTAAGAAACACCAGATTTATCCGCACCCGCAACAATAAAGGCTCCGGTACTCAGATCAGGGTCACTGCTCTGTGTGTTTTGACCATGGAAGATTCCATTCACGTAAATACGTCTGTCGGTAGTGCTATGCCACACACCACAGATATGAGTCCATTTAGACGTTGGAACTGATCCATTAGCCGAACTTACTGATCGAAAGACGTTATTGTTGACTGTGTTGATACTCGCTAGTCCGCTGTCTTTGTCTGCCCACAGATAGTGGGCATACCATGATCCACCGTTGTCACGACCCATCCACCAAACAACACCGTTCGCGGTTCCCCAAGGACGAATCCAAATGGATACTGAGAATGGCGGAGCAACCGGGAATGGCTGGGGACCGTTTTGACCTCCAGTAGCACTGCCTCCCGAATAGGTCAAGCCGGTCATGTAAACGCCAGAACCGTCAAAGAATGGAGCAGCGAACGGAAACGCGGAGCCAAACGGACCGCTTACATGGCTGGCGTCAGGATAGGAGCGACCAGAACCATTGAGATTAGCAGTCTTGAACCCAGATACATACTCCCTAACAACACCGCTTCCCGTTCCGTGCGGGTGAGCCCCTGGATACCACTGGCACAGACCGAAAGCCTGAAGGCTGTCACGATTGATCGTGATCGGCCCATCAATAGGTAATCCGTAATTTGGTCCGTAGAGTGGCATTAAGCGTAAGCATCCGTCTTAGGTTTACACTTAAGAGTCCAACCTAAACTCAACGTGGCATTCGTTTTGTTTTCCACAAAGAATTGGCAATTCTCTGTAATCGGCACGTTGGGGCAGGAAAAGTACCCACTGGAGGCTGCCGTATAAGGGGGAATAGAAATCACCCCCACGAGTGCAGAAGAGTAAGCCGGGGCAGCCGTTTGAGGTGTCGGGGCATCATTTGTTCCATCAATGTCCAAATCTCGTCTGTAAATGTTCAAAAAATTGGACAGGCTAGAAATGGAACCCCCGAACGTCCCATACAAGGCAACATCCACCACTGGATAATTGAAGTGGTTCGAGGAGGCCAATGCCGTTGCAATATCAGCCGTCCCAGACATGGAGCCGGCTGCAACACTGGCCCCATTGGAAACCATTGTCATTTGGGTACTGGAGGCGATTGTTCGGTACGTGGGCATTTCGCTTTATCCTCCCAAGATTTGGCTAACTGAATCATGGTGTCCCAACGGTACTCAAACTGACCGAGGTGTCCCACCATCTTACTAGCATCGTGATCCACAAGACATGGAAACCCTGCTTTCCTGGCCCGACCGAAAAATGGATTGTCTTCCGTTGTGTAAGTATCCAGTTCCGGCACATATTCTGGCAAAAACCACGGTTTCTGGGTGTTACGGAATACTCGTGTTTCGATCAAACACAACCCAAAGCCGATATAGGCGACCTCTTGTAAACCGTAAGAATTTGGCGTTGTTGGTACTCTTTTGGAGCCATCCAAACTTACAGCAATGAAATCAATGGGGAGCTGCTTAAACGTATAGTTCACCCCCACAATCGGCTGTCTCCGCCCCAATAACAAATCCACCGCTTGAGGTTCAAATGTCATGTCGTCATCAATGAACAAAATATGGGTGCAATCCGTTTGGAGCGCCTCCAAAGCCCCTTGTTCCATGAGGTGTCGATTTGGAAGGCAAGGCTTCCCATAGGTAGCACAAGAAGACAACGCCTCCCGATTAGAATGGATCACCGAAGATTGTTGGAGTTGAAGGGAAAGCCCAATCGCTGCCGGCTGTCTGGTACGGCAACCTCCCCCAGCGAAATAGGCGATGAGGGAAGCAATAGAAAACGTAGTCCTTCCCTCCACCCGCCCCGATGTTGGAATGCCAATCAAAATCTTAAGTTCTTCTACAACCATTTCCCACCCACCTTTTCCTACTTACCTTAGGCCATAATTTCACAAACGTCCGACGCCGAAAGAATACCCTCCCAAGACAAAGAGGCTGGCGTTGGTTTGGACCCGTCACCACTTGCCGTGGAGGCCAGCAACTTTTCTGCAATAGAAGCTTGTCGTCGCATCACGTTGCGACAATGAGCTTTGTGAGCCGTATCCTTCGCGGTGGAACCCGTAAAAACCACGGCAAAAGCTCCTGGAATGTTTTCTTTGCTGGGGTCAATAGACCCCGAAGAAAATAACTCATCCCAGACTTTCATTTGCTGCAAAGAACAGGCAGCAAAAACCGTCCAGTCCCACAAGGTACCATCACCACTGCGGATAGAATAAATTTCCTGCTTTGTCACGCTCCTGCGAAAAACCCAAAGAGCTGGACTAGCAGGAGCGTTAAGACTATCAGCAATGGCTTGGTGTCTTCCTGCCGCGTGATGCCCGGCCAACGTAGGGTCCGCCAAGACAAAAGTCTTGAGGGTCTGTTTTTGGAGGGGAGTGCCTTCCCACATTACCGAATTTCCTTATCCTTGGTAACAGGTTCGCGGTCGCCGTTCAGCTCCCAAACAAACCACAAGAGGTGGAACAAAGCATTCTTCAAATCACCCGGAGGCAACACTTGGAACAAGCCTGTTCCAGTATTGTTCGCACACAAATTCAGCTCACTCTCCCAAGGAATGGCATCCCACAACTGGCGTCGCAGGTCATCCGTAAGCTCCCGAGACTCGGCTTCCAAGCCAGATGGCCCCCGAACCCGAAACTTAGAGCCTTTGGACTCCGGCAAATCCCACCACAACCGAACGCAAGTAAACAGCTTTTGAGCCATTTCTTGAAGTTGAGGGTCTTCAATGCCTTCCAAAGTTTTCTTGTACTTTTCCAGCAACTCGTCTGTAAGTGGAGGGGCAAAACAAGCCACCGTATGATCTTGATTTCGTGCCCCCAACTTGATTTCCGTCGCCATAAGATAAACCCCTTTCTTCTTAGCTAATTGGAACGGTAACCGTAAACGAACCAATGGCGATCGTGCCACCAGCCACAATCACGGAGTTGTTGAATGAAAGATCCCCACTCCCCTGACCACAGGAACCATCCGCGACCACGGTTCCATCACTGTCCACCAAGGTAAAGCTCAGTGCCGTTCCACTGGCGTCCGCCGAGGTGTCGCTGGTAATCGCACTCGCCGTGGCAACACCCGTGGCAGCATCCCCAAAGGCTGGATCACTGCTGAAGGGACACGTACCCAACAGATTCCCGTAAGCCCCTCCCACGCTCCCCGGCTGGGACCCATCATAGACCTTGACACTACCCGCCGCTGCCCCAGCGTCAATGAGGTCCACAATCCCATTACAAGCAGCATTTCTAGCCGCCGTAGAAAGTCTTAAAGCCATATCAGTTTCCTTTTAACCCCGCGATTAAAACTTCCAACCTTTGGAGTTGGACAAGAATTTGCGTTTGCTGGTCCCGAACCTCTTCAGCTCGCTTTTCCAAAACCTCCACTCGTTTCTTCCACTCAATAGAAGGGAGTTCGCTAATTCTGGCGTCAATAGACTTGAAGGCCACCGCTGCTTCCGTTTTCGTAAAACCCTCGCTCTGTCGAAACGCTCGGTTTTCCACGGCCTCAATAGAGACCCAACCTAAGACCCCAGTAAGACTCCCGGCCAAAACCGGAAGCGACCATCGCATAAACCGTAACAGAACTCCATCTACCGCTTTACTAACAGAATCAGAGTTTTCCAATTCTTGTTGCGGTTTCATTTCTGCCCTCTACTTTCTCGTTCATGGTGTGAAACAAGCAAACTAGTCTACGAAATTGTTGGATTGGTCCTTCGAATCTTCTGGGTATTGAGTGGTACCAACAACTGTAACAGAAATAGACTCTAGTTTCTTGCAATCCTTTTTCGTCACACCCCAAATCAACTCTACTGCTCGAGGGCACATATTGTTGAAAGCTATTGGATCTCCTGGAACAGGGTAAGCATCCTGGGTTTCCGTATCGCCTACAAAAACAATCAATGGCTTGTGTGCCGTGAGCAACCACAAGCCATTGGTTCTTCGCGTTAAATACCCGCGGATCATTTGCCCTTGCTGGCCTTCAGTTCAATGGCTTTCTTTCCCAAGCCCACGAGAGCCATGGAAATTGCCTCTTCAATGGCCACAACATCAGGATATTCCAACCCACGGTAGTGGCTCGTCATGGTAGCCCCTACAGAGCCGTCCGGCTTAATAACCTCCATGGTAAGCTTCAGCTCCATTCGTTCTTCTTTTGGTTCTACTGGCATTTTCTTAATCTCCTTCTTTCTTCTTAGTGGCGGCTCCGGCCTCCACCATACGTGAACTCGTGTCCTTCCCATCGACGACCAACCTACCTAAGAGTCGTCCAAATGTAATGGATTGGCTTAAGTTTGAATGAATTGGAATGGTGAGTTGTCCGTTCTTACCAGCAACAAACTCTTCCAATTTCTTTTTAGACTTTAGGCCATCCTCTTTTTCTTCGCCCGTAATTTCTGGAGCCCAGCAATCAAGTAGCCGGACACTGACCCGCACCGTTACATCCACTGTAACAGTATCCCCGTCGTGAACCGAGACTACTCGGCAAGGAAGAATGATAAACCCTTGAGCGGTACTTCCATCTTGGGCAAATACGTAGGCAAGAAAAAGA